TAGCAACTATTTAATATATACTTTTATATATAGTAGTAAAACTAAATTTAGTCCAATTGATAAATCAGATATTATAATATCTGATATCGATATATTTTCCGTCTCGCGAAGAATATCACACCGACAAAAAAGAGCTTAAATTTTTAAAACACTTTGTATATAGTAAAGTCAGAAAGTTAAGGTAATGAAATATAAATTTAAGATGCCTCCCTATGAGCACCAACTTACTGCTCTAAGGAAAGGTTGGAACTTAGATGAGTTTGCATATTTTATGGATATGGGAACTGGTAAGTCTAAGGTTTTGATAGATAATTTTAGTGTACTATATGACAAAGGTTATATAGGTGGTGTTCTTATTATCGCACCAAAAGGTGTATATAGAAACTGGTCTAGTAATGAAATACCAACCCATATGCCAGAACATGTGTTAGCAGACATTTGTATATGGCAACCTAATCACACACAAAAGTTTTTAACGACTTGGAAAAAGTTGTTTGAGGATAATTACAATTTAAAAATATTCTTAATGAATATTGAAGCATTTAGCACACGCAAAGGTGTAGAAGTAGCAGAAAAGTTTTTGTTGGCTCATAGCACACTTATGGCTATAGATGAAAGCACTACAATAAAAAGTAAGAATGCTAAACGCACTAAGTCAATAGTGAAGCTTGGTAAAATGGCAAAGTATCGTAGAATTATGACTGGTAGTCCAATAACAAAAAGCCCTATGGATTTGTACACACAATGTGAATTTTTAAACCCAGAGTTACTTGGTCACAAAAGTTTTTATAGTTTTCAATATGAGTACGCAATAATTAAAAGACGTAACTTAGGTTCATATAGTTTTAACCAAATAGTAGGATATAAAAACCTAAAGGAGTTAAATGGATTGTTAGATAATTTTAGTTACAGAGTTAGAAAGCAAGATTGTTTGGACTTGCCAGACAAAGTATATACAAAGCGAGTTGTGGAACTTACACCAGAACAAGCTAAAATGTACAGCGACTTAAAAAAGATAGCACTTGGTATATGTGAAGAGGGTACAGTCACACCTACCACAATATTGACACAATTACTCAGGCTACAACAAGTTTGTTCTGGACATGTAAAATTAGATGATGGCACAATAAAAACTTTTTCATCTGCTAAAATAAAAGAGTTAGAAGCAGTTGTTGAAGAAATAAATGGCAAAGCTATTATATGGGCTAACTTTACACATGATATTGAAAGCATTGTAGAGTTGCTAATAAAAATGTATGGCGAGGATAGTGTGGTTTCTTACTATGGTGCTACTAGCACAGACCAACGAGATTATGCTATGTCATCTTTCCAAAACCCAGATAGTCCAGTAAGGTTTTTTGTAGGACAACCTAGAACTGGTGGTTATGGTCTTACACTTACTCAAGCATCTACCGTGATATATTATAGTAATAGTTATGACCTTGAGGTTAGATTACAAAGTGAAGACCGAGCACATCGTATTGGTCAAGTGAATAAAGTAACATACATAGACATTATTGCAGAGAAAACAGTAGACGAAAAAGTTCTACAAGCCCTAAGAAGTAAAATTGACATAGCAAGTGTAGTTTTACAAGAAAATGTTACAGATTGGATAGTTTAGTAAAAAAATGACTCCGTATAAGCTCGATACAGTCATGAGAGCAAGGGTTCCGTGTGTGTTTGTACCTTAAAATTACTTCCCATTCTTGGTCATGTAGGCAGTAGTCCCCATATAAGTTCCTACTATTCCAGCCCCAGAAATGTAGAATAAATTGCTAATATCAGCTAAAGCCTCTACTCTTTCTATAGGAACAAGAAACATAGCTAAAGTAAACACACCCATGCCGATTAATGTGTATCTTGCCATGCGTAATTGTGCAAGATTTTTGCGTAATTTAGTTTCTGTTTCTTTTATTTCTTTTATATGACTGAGTTCGTCGTCGGAGACTACACCATCACCATCAATATCATACTCAGCATATTTAGACTTTTTTTGTAATTGTTTCTGTGTCATGCTAATAAATCAATCCTTGGTTTTTGTTTATTACTCTAAAGTTTCCTGATACAGATATTCTTTCAGAGTCTGATTTAAATGGATTTACGCTGTGTCTTAATTTTGCAGGAAAAATAAACATTGTATTTACGACGGGAAAAAACCCATGTGAATATTTTACTCCATCCATAGCTTCACCATACTCAAAGTATATTGAGCCTGGACCTGCAGACTTACCCTTATATTTTTTATTTTCTTCTATTAAAGTTTCATCTATTTTTAAATATAGAACAAAAGATAAATCACCATCATGTGTATGTGAAGGATTTGATTCTTTATTTCTCATAAAGTTGATCCATAAACTTTCTAAATTATATTGAGGCGTTTCACTATCTTGTTGGAGATAAGTTTTATTCTGCTCAGTTCTATAATCTTGTAGTACCCAGTTCATATTCTCAGCAAAAAATTGTATATCATCATCACAAAAAGCATTTGTTTTTTCTATTACACTCACTAAATTTTCTTCGTGTGATTTACTTGTTTGTAACCCTCTTCTCAAAACTTCCTCACAAAAAGAAGGCTCTATACAATAACCTCTTAGGAAAGGTCCAAAAGCCATTGTTCTTGGTTCCTCTAGTTGGTAATTTATTATATTGTTACTTGTCATCTACTCTCCTTATACATCCAAGCTAGTGCAAATAAAAACCCAATGACAGTACAAAACAAAAATATCCAACCAATTACTTCCCAAATCTTTCTGATAAACTGCTGTCTATCATAAACTTCTTTTTGTCTTTGTTTTCTAATATCTGCTTCCATTTGCAATATTTCATTCCAAGAGTTAGGACCGTGATAAAAGTTAATAAAGGTTTTGAGTTCTTGCCTTTGGGCTTCTAATTTCTTTTTTGCAGTAAATGCTTCAATCGCACTTGCTTGTATTTCTTCACCTTTAAATAACTTCATCAAGGGTGAAGCTTTTTTAGCGGATTTTTCTACATTGTCTATATCACTAATAGCCGTCATCCAACGACTAAGATCTTTACCCATAGATTCTATTTCACGTCCAGCTTGAAAGCCTCTTTTAATCGCATTGAATGCTGTGTTCGCGGCTGTGATGGCTACTCCAATAGTTGCTGGATCCATGACACCCTCCGCTTAACCTATTGGAAACTTTTGTAGATTAGCCATTCTTTGTACTAAACGTTCCGCACGATTGGTAACTTGACGATACCATTTAGAGTCTTCCATTTGTAATGAGGCTTCAATCCAGTCCTCTTCAGCAATGGCTTTATTCATCTTTTTAAATTTGCTAAGTCTTGGTCTACCCATATTGAACATCATATTTGCCAATATAAGTTGTGCTTCTTCAGGTAAATCATCAAAGTTTTCATATAGCACCTTACATTCTTCTAATGTAACTTTAATATCTTCTTTAAATAAAGCATTTACTCTTTCTTCAGATACCTCTGCACCAACTGGTTTGCCATACTCTTCATCCCACTCAGTAATTAAATGCCCTATACCACAAGTCGGTAAGTTTAAATGGTCTAGATATATGGCATTAACACAGCCCTCGTCTCGTTTTAATTCTTGTTGTAGTTGGTCTATATTCATTAATTTTTTCCCGTATCTCTTTTGCCTTCCACAGCTAACAACAGTGATCTGGCTCCTTGTCGCATGAATGATTCATCCTGACCTTTCATGACCTCATCTATTTTTGGCACACTTTTTGACCGATTGACAAGATCTATTAACACATCTTCGTTTCTGATAATATTTTCAGGAGCTACATCAGGGTCTGGAAACTCATCTTGTAATCCAGTTTTTAAACGCTGTTCCACCATTCTAGCTCTTACTTCTCCAGCATTTCTTCTATAAATCTCATTGGCTAACATATTTTTTAAAGTTTTTCTTAAATAACCCTCACTACCATCACTAATTTGTGATAAAATTCCTGCTGGATTACTTCCATCTGCTCTACGTTCTATGAAATCTACTAGATGTTGTACTTCGTGCATCAATACTTCTTCTAATGTTTCTCTTGTAAATTTATTTTTTCCAGACATCGCAACCAAATCTTTTCCTAAGGTTATTTCACCTCCCATAGCACTCGCCGCTCCACCTAATTGTGGAACTTCATCAGGGTCGTCACTCATTCTTACTGTCACTTTTTTTAATCTTGGGTATTGAACAAATAATTCAGGCATACCTTTTAAAATATCTGTTAATTTAAAAGTTTCATCCATCGTTGTTTTTGCGTTAATTTCTTTATCATCAAAAGTTTTAGTATTAAAAAATTTTTTAGGAATATACATTTTACTAGTATCTAATTCAAAACTTAATCTACCGTCTATGGGGTCTTGGAAGGATTTATTTTTTTGAAATGTCCCTTCCATACCTTTTTTAGGAATCATATCTACATGTTTTTTCAATATTTTTGGTCCATCTTTAGCATTATGTGAGGCTATAATATTTAGCTGTCCGCTTTTTACAGCACTTGGAGCTCTCACTGCATTTAACAAAGCTAGATTAATACCAAAATCTGTTGTAAATTGTGTTGCACCTTCAGTAAATAATGGATTATCTATAGAGGCTATACCAAGCTCTCCCCTCATAGCTTTTCCAGGAAGTTGAGCACTTTCAATCATAGATTGTACAAACTGCGGAACAGCTAACTCAAAGTTACCTTTTGTTCCATATTTATCTCTTTCAATGGGTAGGAGCATACCAGTATATCGTGGTGGTGGTAAAGCGTCTGATGGATTAAAAGCAGTCAGATTTGCAGTATCAGGGGTTATGGTATTTTCCGTCATACAAGTCCGCCTATCCCTGCTCTACTTGATATGGCACTTCCCGTAGTGTCAAATGGAAACAGAGAGGCAAAGTTCGTGCTAGATGGAGGACTACCAACAGAACCACCACCTGACACCGTGGGAAGATTCAAGTTCAATGTGTTTGGTGTGATTGTATTTGTTTGTACTTCAGATGTCTGTATTGGTTCACCAGTTCTTTTAATTTCTTCAGCAGGAGCTTCTTTTCCAGCAGGATCACCAAAATCAGTCAAGCCATACTCACGAGCGATAGCATTAAATATTGGAGTAAGTTTTTCTATATTTAAAATACTAAACTTTGATTGACCAAATACTTTTTCTAACTGTGCAACTGTTGGCGGAGTAGATAAAGCTTTAGCCAATAAATCTGCTTTCATAATAGTGGCTATAGCACCAAGATCTAAATTGTTAATCAAAGCACCAACTCTTGCACCAGTAGCCATTTGACCACCAGTATCTAATGCTTCTTGTGTAAAATGTGTATAGTTCCTAATGTTTTTAAGATTTTTAAGGTACTCACTAGCTTCTTTAGGATTGGCTTTATTAACAAACAGAGGTTTTAGTTTAGCATATTTATCAGTACTAAAGTTGGTCAACTGATTCATTTCGTCTACTAAAGCTTTGGCATTTACAACCTCTACTCCAGGAGCCATTGGCGAAGTGCCTTTCAAAGATGGGTTTTTGAATATATTATCTAAAACAGCATGTCTTAGTTCTGCAACTTTTGGGTCATTAAAACCACCACTAGCATTAACAAAGTCTTCTATTTCTTTTGCTGATGCTTTTTCAATAAAACTTTTTGCAGTTTCAAGATTGGTTAAAGCTTTCTTTTGCAACTCTTTAAATACTGAGCCATCTAAAAACTCTATGTCCTTAGAAAACTTTGCTAGTTTTGCTCTGGCTTGTTGTGATGGAAATAATTCTTTAATTAGATTTGGTTGTTTTTGTAAAAGTTTACCGATTACATCTCCAGCTTGTCCTGGATTATGAGTAGCATAATTTATAAAAGCATTAGCAAAATCATCTTTTAAAACTTTTTGTGAAACTAAATCCATAGTTTTATTTTTAGAAGCATTTTTTACAAAGTCTAAAAACAAACCAAATGACTCTTCATCGACATCGCCATTAAATATACGACTGACTACTTTTCTAGGTTGTAATCTACCATTAGCAGTAAAAAACTCTTTAAAATTACTTCTATGTACAACACCAGTACGCAACTCAAATAATTTTTTACCCTCATTCATGAACTTAATCATGTCCTTACCGAACACATTATTTTTCACAGTAGGGTTAGTTATTGTTTGATCAATTAATTCTACTATCTCTTTTGCTTGTCTGCCTACTGAGCCACCTTCTTGTATCAAGTCCGACAAATCATTTCTAATAGTAGTTATTTGTTTTAATGCTGAAAAAGTTTTTGTAGCACCTAAATCAGTCGTTACTAATTTTGATACAGTAGGGTCTAATATATTAACAAGCCTTTGTAGTTGATTACCTAAATCACCTCCAGGAATATTTAAACCTACTGTTGATTTATCTGCTGGGTTTTTAGGGTCTGGTTTAGCTCTTGTTCTTATACCATATAATAACTCTTTAGCTTTAGCCACAGCAGGAGACAAATCAAATGTTGCTCCTGCAGAGTTTGCTTTTTGTGATGCTTGTAAAAACTTTTTATCTATTTGTAGATCTAATGCTTTTTTAAGGTTTGTAGCATCTTCAGTAATTTTTTGGAAAACTTTTGTGCTGTCAGGATTAATTTTCATATTGAAAGTTTCATCCATAAATTTTAATAAATCATTATTGTATTGGTTTCCCTTCATAAAAACATAATTTTCTAGCTCAGCCTGACTAAAGGCATTAAATCCTCCAGGAGCATTTGCTTTAGCTTCTAATTTTTTTAATATTTTTTCTTGTTGATTTAATCTTAATTCAGTAACTCTGCGAGATAATCCAGCCGCCTGAGCATAAAGTTTTGAACCTAGATTACTCTTTGTAGCTAATTGAGCTACTCCTAATAAAGGCAATCCTGATTTTTCTGCAAACTTTTGTGCCTCTAATCCCTCTTCAGGTACTTTTTTGAGTAACATATTAAAAGGGACTCCAGCTTCTTCACCTTTTAATTTAGCTACGATATACTTACCAGCTCCAGGAGCGAACTGATTTATTACACCTTCTACTAATCCTTGCAATGCTTGACTACCAGTAAACTGCTCAAAAAATTCATCTCTACTTTCATCGATACCTTCCTGAGCAAGTTGTTTATCTATCATATCTCCTATTACGTATCCTCCAGCAGTACCAAAAAGAGCATGCAGATAAGAACCAATAATAGCACCAGCAGTGGAAAGAGTACCAACAGTTCCAGTAACGTCACCTATATCTCCCATTATATCACCAAAACCACCTTTTGGATCTACTCTATAAACCTCACCGTCAGCAACTAGACTAAACACTTCTTCTCTTTTATTATTACCTACTTGTACACGGAAGTATTCTGATCCTGGATATTTATCCTCAAAGTATTTTTTTCTATCTTCAAAAAAGTCTTTTCTAGCTAGTTGATCTCTAGTTGTGAATAAATCAAAACCTTCTAAGGTGTTTGCATTGATGCCTTGATATCTTTCACCTAACACATCTTTCAATACATTTTCTACACGGTCTTGTTCTTGTTTCATACTTACAAGTACTTTATCAATACCTTCTTTATATCCCTCTACTTTTTCTGGCAATACGGTGTATGAAAAAAGTAATGGACTGCTAAGAAAATCTGATGTTGTACTAGCATCTGGCACTACTGCATCTAATAATGAAAAAATATCAGAGTCTGGAACCTCTACTAGTGAAGTGCCTTGAGGCGTTTTTGGTGTTAATTCTTCCTCAGTTGCTTTTCTATACATCGGTTTTATTTTTTCAAGATCCAAATCAAAATCAAACGGAAGGATTTGTCGTTGACCTATTGCTTGACTTCCAGGAGGAAATTTTGGTCCTGCTTCACTAGTAAAATCTTCAAAGTCTTCCACTTTTAATTATCCCTCACAATTAAATCTAATTGACCCATTCTAAACATTTGTTGTAGTATACTCATACCTTCAGGTGTATTTTTGTCTAGATAAGCATCAACATCTCCTGGCTGACCAAACCTTTCTTGGAAATTTTTAGCTAATACGTCTTTAATTCTTGGTACAGCTTGTGCTAGAAAATTATCAAAAGGTTTTGCACCACTCGGTGTAGAATCAATAACACTTTTAGCTATCTTGTGTATGCTAACATTAGTTGGTGATGCTGGGAGTCCTGCTCTGTTACCACCTTTAAATTGGAAAAACTCATTAGGTTGTATATTTTGTCCTGCATTTCTTACAATGTTTGCTTCTTCTTTACTGAGTATTTTATTCTTCCTTCTAAACTCTCTCATCATTTTTTCATGATGAACATATAAATCTTTACCTTGTAAATCAGTTTCAGCTAACACCTTAGTTGAATAATCTTTCTCTTTTTGTAGTCTAGCTGATTGCCTTGTAAACATTTTAGTAAGTAACTCAATACCTTCTTTAGTATTAGTCAATCCTGGAGCGGCAGTCTGTATCATGTTGATTTCTTCAGTGTTTAAGTTTCCAGGGAGGAACTGAGCAAAAGCTAATGCAAATTGTGTTGATACAGATTTTAAAGCTTCACCAGAAGCTATACCACCACCAAAAAACTCTTTGTACATATCAGGGTCAGTGTTTTGTTGCACATATGCTTTCATCGGTGGGAAAGCATCTAATAACTTGCCTAAAAATAATCTTTGTGGTGCAAATAAACCAGTTTTAAAGGTTTGAGCTAGTCTACCAGATTCGTTAGCAAGTTCACCCATCTTTGTTACGTTTTCTAATCCTTCATCACGTCTTTCTATTTTCTTTTTCAGTATATCTAAAAATGTTTTCTTTTCATCAGAACGAGGATCATACTTAGATTGTGATATTGTTTTTGCATCAAAGTATTTTTTAAATAATTCTTGTCTATAATCTCTTACACTTGCTTCAACATCAGCTTGTTCCATACCATCTAAATCATCATCACTTATACTTTTCCTAAAGTTGTCAGTCATTTCGTTAACAACTTTTATAAACTCTGTGTCTTGTCCAAATATTTTAGGTCGTAAAGCTTCTAAATTTGTTTGTGCCTCAAGTTTAGCTTCTGTAGAAGACTTAACATCAGCTAATATAGCTCTGTTTTTAGTAAAATCTTGTATCAATTTTTGTGAATCACTTAATGGTGTTTTACCTTCAACAAGTTGCATGATGGTATTATCATATGGATTACGAGTATAATAACCAAACTCAGGGCTACCAAAACTTTCTAACTTTACTTTTCCTTCAATAATCTCTTGACCGATTGTTTGTGTTAATGGATTAAAAGCTACTTTACGTCCGTCTGGACCTTCAATCACTTGTATATCAGCTTCTTTAAATTTGTAATTACCATCAGGTTGTATTGTTGCTAAACCTAACCCCTCAAAAAACTGTACCTTTGGTGCTCCAGGAGCTAATGATGTAGATGCCCCAGTTTTTTTATTGACTAAAAATGTTGCTCCATCATCCGCTTTGAAGATTTCTGTATTTGGTGTACCTATTTGTGTGATCAAAGGTTTTATCATTTCTGCTCTTTGTTTCTGTGCTTCTTTTTTAGCTTCTGTAAAAGCAGTAGCTTCTTTATCTAAGGCATCTTGTTTTTCCTTAGCTTGTAATAAAGATAGCTTCATAATTGGATCAGCTAATTGTGTTGTTTGCGGATCTAAAACTGCATCAAGCAAAGTAGGACTTCTACCTACTATTTGACCAAACTTTGCTACTGTAAGTCCTGGAAGTGTTTCTGCATAATCCTTATACGCACTTGCACGATCAGAATATAAACCAGTATAATCAGAACGTTTTGGCATCGGCGTTAATTGTTGTGCTATTTTTATACCTTTGATAGGATCAAGTTGACCAAATATTCCGCTTTGTTGTAAAGCTAATCTCAACAAATCAGGACTACTACCTAGATTGCCAGTTGGATTTGCATTTACTGCATTCGTAGAACCAGTTCTTAACATAACTGGTGATTCACCACTTTGCATTCTAGCCATTGCTTCCATTTGTCTAGCTTCATTAACATTTGGTGCAACTGGTGCCTCTTCTGTGTCTAAACTAGCTATACCACCAGTAGATTCTATTACCGTCATTAACGGTTGTACTATAGTTAAAACAGATTCCGGAGTTTTGTCAGCATCTGCTTTACCGACCAACTGCCCCAACTCAGTACGACGCTCCTCCACCGAGGCTTCATCACCTCTGATAGCGTCCATAATTTCTTTTGGATTTTCCGCATTATCAATATTTTGAAAAAGTGTTTCAATACCAGACGCGATTCCACCGAGAGCCTCAGTTGATTCCACAGCCTCAGCTTCATCAAGTCCCGACGTAATACCACCCATCGGTTCATTTGTTTTAGGCATTTGAAACATTTGTCTTTGTAATACATTCATTAAAATAACCCCAGTTTACTTCCAGCACCGTATAAACCTAGACCAGTAATTCCAGCACCTAATGCTTGTTGAAACATAGGCACTTGCGGAGTTCCACCACCAGTCAAAGTTTGTATTTGTGTACTTGGTACACCTCTTAATATATCGCTATAAAAACTAAGTCTTTGTTGTGGTTCTAAAAATTTAAACCTTTCTCCAGCTAATCTTGCTTGTTCATCAGCTTGTCTCTGTGCTTGTTGCATACCACCAACTGATGTTAGAGCATTAATATCTTTTAATGCTTGATTTTGTGCTAACTCACCTAATCCAGCTTGTTGCATAGCTTGACTTGCTTGTTGTCCGCCTATTCCTGCTTCTTGTCCTGCAAGTTGACCTATTAATCCAGCTTGGTTAGCTTGGCGTCTTTGTTGATTTTCAAATGATGTCATAGCTGATTGTTGTGCTTGACCAAAGTTTCTAGCTAAGTCTTCAAATATTCTTCTACTTGCTACATCACCTAATTCACGTTGTGCTATGCCTTCCAATACACCCTGACGTGAACCACCAAACGCTCCAGCACCTATCGCTCCTGCTGATCTTCCTGCTTGTTGTTCTGCAAATTGTTTATTTAATTGTGCTAATGCTGATTCTGTTACTGCTTTTTGATATGGGTTCATAAATTCTTGAACCATAGTTGGGTCAAATATACCAGTAGATAAGCCTCCTGCTTCCTCCGCTCTGGTTAATGTATCTAATGCACTAGTTAATGTTTCTCCTGCTGTATCTAATCCAGCTCCAGCATCAGTCAAATATTGTTTATAATCACCTATACCTTGAGTGCCAACATCTGTTAAAGCATCTACGGCTTGTTGTTGTAAACCACTCAAACCTAATTGACTAGGCACTAAACTGGCTAATTGTTCTTCCGTAGGAGCTGTTCCAGCTAAAGCCTTAGCTTGTTCCATCAACCCAAGTTTATAGGCTTCTATCTCTGGGGCTTCTCTTTGTATTACGGTTTGTGATTCTGCCATTATGCTACCCTCTCAAACTTTTTCATCATTTGGTACATACGTTTTGCACCTTGCTGACGGTCACCACCTCCAGCACCTCTAACTGCTTTTGCATTCATGACGAACTCACCATCACTAAGCATTGCTGGAATAGAATCTGATGTTGCTGTTCCAGGACCAACTATTTCACCACCCTCTGCTCTTTCAACTGGCTCACCTACGGCTACTCTATTTTGATAATAAGGATTGTTACCATAAAAATTTGTAAACTTAAATCTATCAGGATCCATTTCCAATAAATCTAAACCAGTTAAAGGTGCTGGACCCATATCTTCTTCTGGCACAGTAAATATTGGTAGACCTGCTTTATCTAATCCGTATAAGCCTAAAGTTGCTAACCCTCCTATTGGGGCATACTTTTGAAAAGCACTTGGAGCTAAATCAGTTTTAGCTGTTTTTAAAGCATCTATTAAAATATCTTGTTTTTTATCTTTTGATAGTTCAACACCAAGCTCTTTAAATGTATCGTATTTACCTTGTGCTGTTTCTTTAGCTGATTTCATAATAGCATCTTTTGTAGGCATTATGCTTTCACGACTTGGTGATATGTATTTGTCGTAAAAACCACTTACTGAGTCAACTGCATCTCCAGCACCTTTTTTGAGTGTTTGCAATATTCCAGTATCTTGTTGTCCTTGCAATCCAGTTGGAAAACCTTTTTCAATCAGCCCACCTTGTACTGGTGGTTTTGGAGCACTAACTAATCCTGCATCTACAGCACTACCAGTAAACCCACCTTGACCAAATGCCATATTACCTAATCCAGCTAGACCACCTGATATAATAGCATTACGCAAAGCATCTTGTGGTTTTTGACCACCAACTAAACCTCCTGCTAATGTGCCTATACCAGTAGATAAAAACAAAGGCATAGTAGGCAACAAAAATGGAGCGGCGATAGGTAAAACTACTGGTGCAACTTTTTTGACTACTTTTTTCAAACCCTTAAATAGTTTTTTAATAAAAAACTCAGGTTGACCAGTATCAGGGTTTATAGAGTTTAATTCATTACCAACAATATAACGATACGGATCTAAGTCTAAATCACGCATTTGTTGAAATAACATATCCTTCAGTCTTGGATTATTATCCAATACTTCCATAGGTATAACAGTTTCACCCTCTTTAGCGTGAACTACATATGTATCACCATTACGACCAAAGTCAGCTAACATTTTAGAAGCATTTTCTAAAGTAGCTAAACCGATGGGGTTGGCGTTTGTTACATCATATGAAAGACTTGCAATACTCATATCACCATCTTAGCAGATAAAAAACTTTTATACAAGTGTGCAGTCAGTTATGAAACTGAGACTGTTACAGAACCCAATGCCATAGTTGAACTATTACCATCAACTCCTGCGATATTCAACAAAGATACCTTAACATCATTTCCAATTCTGTACAAGGTTCCTTCTTCTAAACCCACATCACTAGTAGGTAATGCAGTAAAAACTAATTTTGTATTTCTTCCCTCTCCAGGATTTGTTTGCTGTTGTATAAAAAAATCTAAAGAGGCAACTAAATCGTACATGTAATCAATTGATAATTCACCGTTTGGTTGTGGTAATCTTGGTGGGACTAAGTTTCTTGACATTATCTTCTACCGTCTGGTCTAATATCGACTCTTGGAGTACCTAATTTCCAAGCGACACCTTGTGCTGTGGATTCTAACTTCATATTAAAAGATCTACCACGCAACCGAACATTGACTAAATCTGTAAATTTTTCAACTGGTGTAGTTGCTGTGCGAGTTGAAGTGCCACTTGATGTATTATCATAGCCACTTCCTGGACCGTTTCTAGCTTGTAATGTAAAAGTCGCTGTAGGGTTGTCAGTGTTTGTTGTAGAACCTTCAAAAGTAATGTCAGGCAATAATTGTTTAATAAAAGTAAATTGATACCCATCACCAATATCTATTTGACTTGACTCAATTGATGCAGTCATCGCACTACCATCATCATCATTACCGTTCTCATGGTCAAATAAATAATTTGATCCTGCACCTATAGGGAATCTTCTAATGCCTCTATCATGCCAAGCTGTTCTAGTCATTGTTCCATAATACCATGTTTGGTTAGCATAATTATATATGACATATTTATTATTTTCTTCACTGTCTGCAGAAGGATAAAACCACCATATTTCTGACCATTGTGAATTAACTCCAGCTACAACTTTATCGCTTTGTGAAAAATTAAAATCAAGAAAAACTTTATCACGCACAGTACAAGCTATTTGTTGTGCTCTACCAGTATAGATATAAAAATTTTCTTTACCCATCCAAAACACTATATCATCAACAGCTACAGCGGAGTTTGGACTCATTATAGTTATGTTCTTTGATAGTTCTTGTAAACCAAATGTAAACGGTGGACCTATAAATCGCATACTAAACAAACTTCTATCCGTAAAAACTAATATTTGTTGTTTAGTTTCAACAGCTTGTACAAACGTAGATCCACTACTCAAACGTAAATCTCCTGCTGTATTTGTTGTATCTGGTGTAAAATTAGTTAATGATTCTTGTGAGCCAAAACGTATTAATAAAGGGTCTTGGGTAGTTGTTCCTATAGTGTTTGCACCAAATACGACAATATGCCTGTCAATATCAGATACTAACACTTGTTTAGCAATAGTAGGCACATCACTAGCACCACTTAAACTTGAAAGCAAAACAGCTCTTGTTCCAGTACCATTACTTTTATCCCAATAATAAATTGCACCATCTCTTGGGTTTATTAATAAATCTTCCCCAAAGTTATCATGTGTCCATAATCTAATTTCAGCAGTTGTGCCAGTACTCGCCGCCTCACCCCAACCAAATGTAGTTAGGTCAGCATTGACACCACCAAAACCTCCAGCACCCCAGCCATTGCCACCGACAGTTGTGTTTAACCCTACATTAATTTGGTATACACCATCTACACCAGAACCACCATTGCCAGTATCAGAACTAGTTGCTGTTGCACTTACTGTAATCTTATATGAGTTAGCGTTTACAACTGAAGTTATTTGGTGTTCTGTGTTTAAAACAGATGCAGTAATAGCATCACCCAAACTGACTGCACCAGATATAGTAACAAAATCATTTGCTACAGCACCATGTGTACTGTCTGTTACTGTAAGTTCAGCAGATCCGTTTGTAGCTGAAAAGGTAATACTATTAGTTGAAGTTTTTCTTATAGGTGTTACATCATTGTAAGTGCCACCCTCCTCTATATAGTATTTTAAGTGTGTCCCAACACCCATGTAATTTGAGTTATCAAGAGCAATCCAGTTATGTAATGCTCTAGCATCACCTAAATAAGTATTGTCAGAATACTTTACCCAACCCCCTATCTTTTCTGGAAACTGTGTATAAAACCTAACTTTTTCACAATCAAAAAACCCACCTTCATTCGAATATGAAGTTATCTCTCTATTGATTCCTGGTCTAAATTTTAAACTTGTTAATGGCATTTACACCTCTTTATTTTATTCACGATCCCACATATGACTAAACCACCCAGTAATTATAGTCTTTTCCTTTGTATTAGATATTTGACCTTTATGCGTATGTGTCCAATCACTAGACCAAATTAAAGTTTTACCTTTAGTTGCTGTTTCAGTAAGATTCTGATATTTAAACATAGTGCCACCGTCTGGTACATCATTTAAATATGTCATAAAAACTAAAACCCTTTTTATAGTTTTTCCAAAACCCCCACCTCTTTCACAATGCCAAGTTTTGTAGCCACCACCGATTTTGTAATGTTGGATTACAAGGGGTTCTGTAATACCAAATAATGCAAGGTTATTCAAATGAGGATAAGTTTCAGCATAAGCAAATAAGCTATCCCATAAATGTTTTGTATAATTTTGTATAGGTTCTTTGTTATCATCAGCAGAAACACAAAGATCTGTTGAGTCCTTTATATCCTTATGAACTTGATTATTAGTAAGACCTTCAGCATGACTATTTTTATTTTGTTTAAAAAATTCTATTAAATCGTCACAAATACTTTCATTACATTGATATCGACCGATAAAATCGTTCATTATTTATCTCCATTTAGGACCTTCAAACCATGCGACTAATGATTTTCTGATCCCGTTTGTAACTGGCGAAACTCTGTGTCTTAAATAACTTGGAAAAACTAAAACTGTACCTTTTGTTTTAATTGTTGGTGGAGGAGATTGACACTCATCAAAATCAAAATCACCACCACTATATTCTTCAGGATTGGATAATTGCACAGTTATTGATAATTTTCTATCTAAACCATTGTTACCATTCCAATCAATATCATGATGCCAATTATAATGTCCGTTTTCATTTGCGTGATATTCGGTATATTGCATCGCCGCTAATTTATAAACATGAACATTAAACGCATTACGGTTTGCAGTATCTACGTAATCATACAATAAATTTAATACTCTTTTATCTGTAATCCAAGAAACACGACTGCTTCTAACTCTTTCATCTGAATTATTATATGTCTTGGCTTTTTCAGTATTTCCTGCAAGAGGAATAATACTATCTATGATGTCATTATCTAATGCACCTACAAACATCTGCCAATTTTGCCTCATTAGTTGGGTTTGGTTGGAAACGTAACATCATGTGGAAAACCTGATTGTTGTGGTACATTAAGCAAATCTATTCTGTATTGCTTCCAAGCGTTTTGTTTTTCGGTAGAAAGTTCTGCCCAACGAACATCATTAGATAGTATAGGATCAACTTCTGCCTCTAACAAATTATCTCTTGTAAATCGTACTATACTAGCTTGTTTTGTATCTTTTGCTTCTTGTGTGACATTAGTAAAATCAGTTCCAATAGTAGCTCTTAAAGCATCTTTGTCAATATCTGTTCCAGTATCATCCATATCCAATGTAAAGGGTATCCAACCTAGTGTTGGGTGGTTTATTTCTAACTCAAACAAGGTATTAGAATCATTCCATGAAACTGCATTTCTGTATTCTGTTATTGTTATAGCCATATATTATCTCCTTAAGAAGTCCTTACCCAAATACTCACACAAGCAGACCCACTTGAGTTAGAGCTTGTATTACTTGTACCCATACATCTCCATGTTCCTGACAAACTGCTACCTGTGTTTGTGCCACTAGCGTTCACTGCAGATAAGTTACCACCAGATGTTGTTGTTCCAAAGTTTTGGAAGTTACCTCCAGACCTAAAAGCCATTGCGTATGAACCTACTGTGTTTTGTGAAGTACTTGGAGTACCTGACGGACCAGTTGGACCAGTAGGACCAGTTGGACCAGTTGGACCTGCCGATCCAGCACTTCCAGTTGGACCAGTTGGACCAGTTGGACCAGTTGGACCTTGTAAAGCCACATTTGTTACAGTTCCTTTTACCCAAGCTGAAGCAGAATCATCATATACAGCAAGTAAATCGGCTCCTTGGAAAGATGTTGTTGTAGTAAGACCAGTCAAAGAAGAACTAACATTTGCCGTATCTGTCACATCTGCACTTGCCTCAACACCATCTAACTTAGTACCGTCTGTAGCTATATCACGCCCATCAACAGTACCACCTACAACAATATCATCCGTAACAGTTAAATCATCTTGTACTTTCAAATCAACCACACTTAGAGAAGCAAAAGCATCTACAACAGCCGCTCCGCTTCCAGCACCGTCTAAATAAACAACTTTTGTATCTCCAGCAGGAATAGTTATATTTGCACCAGACCCTTGTGATATGATTATATTTTGTGATCCACTTGTACCGTTTTCAATTATATGCACTCGTTTCATTGTATTAGGGGCTATAGTAATAGTACAAGCCGAGTCTAATGTACCAGTATATTTAATAAACATGGCTCTTCCAGCATCAGAAGACCCATCTGCTATTGTTGTTGTATGAGTGTCAGCATTTGTTGTTATAGCTTCTGTACCAAAACCTAATGCCTCACCAATGAGTTCAAGGTTTGTATTTGTGGAAGTACCCCACGTTCCTGATTCATCACCAGTTGCGATTTCTTTTAATCTAAGATTGTTTACATATGTTGCCATTACGCTACCCTTTCAATCCAATTAGCTACTTGATCTGGCTCTATAATACCATATACATTTTCAGCACCAACCAAACTAGATGCACTAACTCCCGTTAAAGATAACACACAATTAGCAGATATTGCAAGTGTTCCTAAAGAAATTGTTGCAACATTGGTAGTAACTGATAAGTTAGAGTCCGCAGTTACAGACTCAGAGCCAAGTGCAGTAGTTCCTACTACTGTTGTTACTGGTGCTCCAGTTGTGGTTGTAATAAATTCATTGCCTAATGCTGTAGTTCCAGCATTACCAGTTACAGCGACCAGAGCAGTACCTACAACAGCTTCATCGCCTATGTTTACTGTTCCAGTAAGTCCAGTTTCAGTTACTTTAGCACCACCTCCTGCAAGAGCATCTCCTACAGCAGTTGTGCCAACATTGCCAGTTACAGAAAAATTACCAGTACCAGTGACCGTAACCGTTCCTACACTACTTGTTGCTACAGTTGAGGTCGGGACTACATCTTGTCCAGGGATTGCAGATATACCTCCACCCCAAATTCCATCACCCCAAGCACCACCACCCCAACCAGTTAAAAATTGGGTTTCAGCAGAAACTCCAGTAACTGATACAGATATTGGTATTTTAGGAAGAGCATTTCCAAGAGTAGTAGTGGCTGATACTCCAGTAGCAGAAATAGTAGCTGTACCCAATACTGATTCTGAACCTACAGCAGTAGTTCCAGTTACACCAGTTTCAGTAACTTTACTATCAGCAAGGACAGTAACATTGCCTACAGCAGTAGTTCCAGTAACTTTACTTACCGAGTAAGCAAACTTTAAAGTAACAGCACCAAGAGCTCCCGTGGCAGAAAGTCCAGTTTCTACTACTACACTAGTTCCAGTTACTCCTTCTTCACCAACAGCAGAAGTTCCTGCGACACCAGTAACACTTACATCAGCATCTAAAAAGCCTCCCCAAAAAGAGGATCCCCAAGTGCCATCACCCCAACCACTATTAGCCATAGCTTAACCTAAAAAGTTAAGCTATACGGATTATAGCGTTTGAAGCGTCAGCAGTTGGAAACTGTATTGTAAATGTGCCAGATGTTGATGTTTTGTTAGATGTAAAATCTAACACACAAACAGCTTTATTACTGTCAGAACTGTTATAAATCAAAGCTCCCATTGCAGTAATTGTTGCAGTTGTAAAACTTAAATCAGCAAAATCTGTAAACGCAGTAGTGCTTGATGTGGTTGGGTCAACTCTTGTTAAAGAACCACCACCAGTTGCGTATGTTCCACTAGATGCAACTTCACCAGTAGTAGTAAAAGCAGTTGTAGTCGCTCCTAATGTCGCAGTTGTGGATGATTTACCACCACTACCCTCTGCATAAAGTGCTAACTTAAAAGTATCTCCACCTGAGTTTTTAAAATTGTGTACGCCTTCTAGTAACTCTTTTTTGAAGGAAGTACACATTGCTTGTGCTATAGCCATATTAGAGTCTCCTTATATATTCAGCCGTTTCCTTTTGACCGTTAGATCTTAAGATATGAACTATACTAGCTCGTTCTTCCTTTCTTGCCAAGAGCAAATAATGGTAGAGTACTTTTTTAAGATGTTCTCTAAATTGATTAGCTTGTTG